CCAACGCTTGGTTCCGGTTGACTGACGTGCCTAACGGTCTGAAGCACTTCGGTCGTACACCGCTGCAAAACAGCATGGACGGCGATTTTGATACCGGCAACGTCCGTTACAAGGCTCGCGAGCGTTATTCGTTCGGCGTGTCTGATCCACTGGGTATCTTCGGTTCCCCAGGCGCTTAATATTTAGCGTAAAAATGAAAGGGGCCCCTTGTGGGCCCTTTTCTTTTGGGGTATATTGCATCCACCCCCGGACTTTCCGGTGTATCTGACGGCTCCGGGCCGACGTCATGCAGACAGATACGCCTTAACCGCATGAGGAAACATTATGTCTTTGACCACCTTTTCTGGCCCAGTACGTTCTTTGAACGGTTTTATTTCTGGCGCACAAGTCACTTCAGCAAACGCAGTTAACGCAACTGGCACTGCTTCCGTAGCCCAAGTTATCTCTGGCTACATCACCTCAACATCCGCTCTGGCAACCACCATCACGCTGCCTACAGGCACTTTGCTTGGCACCGCCCTTGGTGCAACGCAAGGCACAATGTTGGAGTTGGTTGTAGATAACACTGCCGGCGCTGACGTGGTCACGATTGCTGTTGCAACAAACGGCATCTTGTCTTCCGCCGCTGCAGATACTCCCGGCTCTTTTGGTGATTTGACAATTGCTGCCGGTGCCACAGGCGTTGGCCGTTTCACCATCATGTTCTCCAGCCCAACAGCCTACGTGTTTACCCGTACAGCTTAATTGATCTCAGGGGACTCGTCCCCTGTCTTAAAGGAGATTGATGATGGGTATGCAAACTGACGTAAAGTCCGCACATACTGGCGGTGCTCAAACAAATCTGGCACTTGTGGCTGGCCGTGTACGTCTGAAATCCGTAGTTATTACGGGCGGCGTAGGCGCAGGCATGGGGCGATTTTTGGATGCTTCTGGCGGCACTGTGTTTTTGGAATTGGACACAGGGTCTAACTCCAACATGACCAATGTTCTATTGCCCGGCGAGGGCATTTTGTTCCCGAATGGCATCTGGTACACCTCTGTAGCGGTGGCTCCAATAGGCATTACGGTCATCTATGGCTAAGTCACCCGCCCCCAAAAAGAAAGGGCCATCCCTTGCGGTCGGTCGCGGCGAAAAGCTGCCCGTCTCCAAGGGGGCTGGCTTAACTGCCAAGGGGCGTGCAAAGTACAACAAAGAAACGGGCAGCAACCTCAAGGCTCCACAGCCACAGGGCGGGGCTCGCAAGGACTCGTTTTGTGCCCGGATGTCTGGTATGCCCGGCCCAATGAAAGACGAGAAATGCCAGCCTACACGTAAGGCGGCCTCTCTTGCAAGATGGAAATGCTGATATGAAACACGAACTTTCAGAATCGTCAAAACATATTGTTGACGCGCTGTCAGTGGTCACAGTGCTTGGCACCTTAACAGATATGCTCCCTTCAATCGCAGCAGTATTTACGATCGTCTGGACCAGCATCCGCATCTGGGAAACCGCCACTGTTCGCAGCTGGACAGGCCGGAGTGATAAAAATGCCGTCGATGAGTAAGAAACAACGCAACTTCATGCAAGCAGTGGCGCACAGCCCATCGTTTGCAAAAAAGGTAGATGTTCCACAGTCCGTGGGTAAAGACTTTTCAACTGCGGACAAGGGCCGCAAATTTAAAGAAGGTGGCGATATGAAAGAGTCCAAAGAAATGATGAAAAAGGAAGTTGGCTTCATGAAGAAAGCCGGTGCCCCAAAGTCGATGATTAAGCATGAGATGGCTGAAGCCAAAATGGCTAAGGGTGGCGCAACATCGCTGTCCAAGCATGCCGCTATGCCTGCTTCCAAAGCTCATGCCGGCCTGAAGGCTGGTGGCATGGCTAAAGGCTACGCAAAGGGCGGAGGCATTGAGGTCAAAGGCAAGACCAAAGGCACTATGATTAAAATGGCAAACGGCGGCAAAGCCTGCTAAGGAATTGATATGGATAAAGCAATGATTCAGCAGGCTATGCAAGAAGCCGAAGACGAAAAGATGCGAAAGAAGGCTGGCAAACGCTACGATGAATTGTCAAGCGTTGCCCCATCAGCGCCTCCTCGCGATGCTGTGCGCGGCCAGCGTGGCTACAAAAAAGGTGGCGGCGTAACTCGTGCTGATGGTTGTGTGTCTAAGGGCCACACCAAAGGCAAGATGGTTTAATATGCGAGCCAGCCGAGGCATGGGAGATATTCTCCCCTCAAAGATGCCTTCCGCCAAGCGTAAAGCCAGGCGGGATGACACAGACTTTACTCAGTATGCCGAGGGCGGCCAGGTGGGCCTGTATGCAAATATTCACGCCAAGAAAAAGCGCATTGCTGCTGGTTCTGGTGAGAAAATGCGTAAGCCTGGTACTGCTGGCGCTCCAACTGCGCAAGCGTTCCGCCAATCGGCTAAGACAGCAAAGTAAAACATGACCACTTCCGGCACCACAGCATTCAATATGGACCTCACGGAAATCGTAGAGGAAGCCTTCGAGCGCGCTGGTGGTGAGTTGCGTACAGGTTACGACCTGCGCACGGCCAGCCGGTCTTTGAACCTGATGTTTTCGCAGTGGGCGAACAAGGGTTTGAATATGTTTACTTACGAGCAGGGGATGATTTCTCTTGTGGCTGGACAGGCAACTTACGATCTGCCCAATGACACTGTGGACCTACTGGAGCACGTTATTCGCACGGGCGCGGGCAGTGCATCCACCCAAGCGGACCTGACCATTACGCGGATTAGCGTTTCAACCTACGCCACGATTCCTAACAAACTGACGCAGGCTCGGCCTATTCAAGTTTGGATTGAGCGATTGACGGACGCACCACGTATTACGGTGTGGCCGGTGCCCGACAACACTCAGCCCTACGTGTTCGTGTACTGGCGTCTGCGCCGCATGCAAGACGCCGGCACTGGTGTTAACACAATGGACATGCCATTCCGTTTCTACGAGGCCATGACGGCTGGGCTTGCATATCACTTGGCTTTAAAGATTCCTGGCTCAATCGAGCGGTTGCCAATCTTGAAGCAACAGTACGACGAGGCATGGGACTTGGCCTCCACGGAAGATCGAGAGAAGGCCCCTGTCCGGTTTGTGCCGCGCCCAATGTTTATTGGCGGCGGTGGAGGCTACTGATGCCCAATCGTTTTGCCTCTGGCAAGATAGCCATCGCAGAGTGCGACAGGTGCGGCCAGCAGTACAAGCTCAAAAAGTTGCGCACCGAGATTATCAAGCAGCGCAAATACGAGCTGCTGGTATGCCCGGAGTGCTGGGACCCAGATCAGCCTCAGTTGATGCTTGGTACGTTTCCGATTGACGATCCCCAGGCTTTGCGCAATCCGCGCAGAGACACCACGTATTTTGTGTCTGGCTTGAATGCCAACGGCAATATATCTGGCGGCTCAAGGGACATTCAATGGGGATGGAACCCGGTGGGTGGGTCAAGTCAGTTTGATGCCGCATTGACGCCAAATAACTTGGTGGCGGTGGGGTTTGTTGGTACAGTCACGATAGTGACGAATTAAGGAGTCTGTTATGGCATTCACAAAATCTGCGGACGGCATTGCCAAGCAAGGCAAAACCAAAGGTAAGAATCTTGGCGACAGCGGCCCCACCGTGGGCATGATGGCTGGCGGCAAAGGCAAAGGCGGCGGCAAGCGCAATATCGACATGAAGACCATGGGCCGCAACTTGGCCAAGGTCGCAGCACAAAAGCGAGGCTAATCATGGCTACATTTAGCAAAAAGATGATGGGCAAAGAAGTTGGTTCTGCCAGCGTTTATGCCAAGCCTCACACTATGTCTGGCAAGGTCGTGAAAGCCACAACCAACCCCGGCAAAGAGCCCAACATGAGCAACGCCGATACAGTGTGCATGTCTGTTGGCAACATCAACAACAAGCCAGACGGCTACCCAACCAAGACTAGCGGCATCAAAGTGCGCGGCACTGGCGCTGCTACCAAAGGTTTGATGGCTCGAGGCCCAATGGCTTGAGGTTCTGATGAACTACACCGAGCTCAAGGCCAACGTCGCGGACATCTGTGAAAACCAGTTCACAGAGGATGAGTACGCGCTGTTTACAAAGCAGGCGGAGCAGCGCATCTACAACACGGTGCAACTGGCTAACTTGCGCAAGAACGTCACAGGCACGGTAACGCAAGGCGACAAGTATCTGTCGTGCCCAACAGACTTTTTGTCGGTGTATTCGCTGTCTATTACGGAAGCAAACGGCAATTATCGGTTCTTGCTGAACAAGGATGTCAACTTCATCCGTCAGGCCTACCCAAACCCAAATACTGGCGGCACGCCCAAGCACTACGCCATCTTTGGCCCCAAGTCCAACAACGACATGTCTATACTGCCAGTGTAGTAAATTGCGTTATAGGTTACTGTTGCACCGGAGTTGAGACCTGTAGCAGCAAATACAGCCGTGTCTTGCGCCAATGGAAAGTTATTTACGTTG